CGCCGCCAATTGAGCCGATAGTGCGTCAAGCTGCCCCGGCATGGCAGCCGGAACCGTCGTTGTCGGGCGTGTGGTTGCCGCTGGGGTAGTGGCTGCTGGTGCTGCTGATTTGGAACTGCCACCCATCAGAGTTTACTCCCGCCGTTCGTGCCGAGGCTTGCGGCCCCGATACCCGCCCCAAGCGCATTCGAGAATGTGTTGGATGGCCCTTGCGCGCTTTGCGTACCTGTGCCGAAGCTGCCGGCCCCGCCCGCGATGGCATTCAATGCCTGAATATTGGCCAGCGGAGCATTCTGCCGCTCATTCGCTATCCGAAGCTGGTCATTGAGTGTCCTGCCGTATAGGTCTTCATTCATCGAACCGAGGCCCATCAGGACGTTCGATGGAGCCTGTGCCGCATCGAAGGCAGACACGAGATTGCCCTGCCCGGTCTGTCCAGCATTGAACAACTGCTGTTGTGCATTGTCCTTGCGGTTCTGGAAATCCTGATACTGCCTAGCGCCCAAATCTCCGAGTTCTCGGGTCATGACGCCTTCATGCGTTCCCGAAGCGTATCGGCCCAAGCCCGCTGCGTTCTGATTGACGGCGTTTTGCGTCTTGTCGAATACCTGCTGGAAGCCGGGATCAGAATTGATGTCGAACGCGCCGGTCGCGGTGTTCCTGATGCCTTCAAGGGCCGTCTGCTGGTCGGCGTTATAGCCGCCACTGTTGATGATGCCCTGCAACTGGCCTGAGAGGCCGTTTGAGCCGATATTGTCGTTGGCGAGACCCTGTAGCGCATTCATGCCCTGCGTGGTCTGCTGGGCGTAGGGAACGACCGTGGACATGGTGTTTGGTTTGACCAAGCCGCCATCATTGTACAGTTTCAAGGCGTCGCCCATTGCCTTGTTGTAGAGCGGTTGCGCCGCAGCATATGGCTGGTTCGACGTCGTGGTGGTTGTGGTGTTTTTACCGCCCATTAGATTCGTTCCTCGTAGAGCGTCCGAAGCGGTTTCGCCTCGGGGAAAATCTTCTTCCAGCCTTCACGGCCTTCCGCGACCAATGACGTCGCGCCGCAATTGATGGCTGTCTGGCGCACCTTTTCGTGCAGTTCTGGCATCCACTGATCCATCTGGACCCCGTAGAGCGCCAGGCACCGGAATTTGCCGCCGGAGCGCCAGAGTTCCGGCTTCCAGACTGTCGCTGCGACAACCTTCTGATCGTCATGGACGACGAACAAATACACATGGCCTGCCCGGCAGCCCTGCCACAGCTCGCCCACGGTCAAATCGCCGCCAAACCTGTCTGATGCTCTCTGGAAGCCGTCTTTGACGCTTGGCCACACCCCGTCCACGAGATGCAGCGGCACCAGCGTTACGTTCATTCTTCGGCCCGCTGGCTGGAGATGGTGTGAATCACGGTGACAGTGACGACATTTGCCGCTGCTGCCTGCGCCCGTATCTTTCGAGCCGTCGATTTCGCCATCAGCTTGATCGGCGCATCGAATTCGATGCTTACCGATTCATTCGCCCCGATGGTGTTCTCATAGATGGCATAATCAGTCGTGTTCTCGGTCCAGAACAGCGTGACCTTTCGGGATGAACTGTCCTGATTGACGATGAGCGCGCCGTAGACGGTTGCGGTGTCGGCGCGGCCCGCAGCAAGGGCAAGAATGTCCGTCACGCTGGTGGTAGAGAGCTTGACCGAGACGGGCGATGCGATGGTGCCGGAAAGCTGCATCAGAACCACCTGCCAACGGCCAGAATATTGGCAGTTGCCGCCACTCTGGTGTTCGCGGCGTCAACAACCCGAAATGCCAAAGACGTTGTGGTAACTGAACTGCTTGTAAGACTGCGAACGTTGGTGGTCCCCGTCCCTACGCCGCTGCCGCATTGTGATGGCGCGGAAACAAACGCGACAGGAAAGGTCCAAGTTACATCTGCCGATGCAGATGAGTTTAAAGACGCGAAGCAAAATTGCGTCCCGTCCGCCAGCCTCAAGTATGTTCCATTCGCATTAGAGCCGCCTTCAAGGATGGCCCCAGTCGGGATGCCACCCGACTGTGAGACGGTGCCGAGAATAGTCGTTGGCTGATAGGCGGTGTCTGCCTTCGCTCCCTGTGCAGCCGTCGCGGCTCCAATCGCATCGAGCACCTTGGACTTGTCCGACATGCCAAGGACGCGCCGCCAGAATGACGAAAGGATCATCGCCGGCCCTCCGCTCTGGCAACTGGCTCAATGCCTATGACGTGGGTCCAATCCGTTCCTGCGGGGATATCCATCTGGAAGGCATGGAGTAGAGCCGACGAACGAAAATGGCAGATACCCGTCGCACCATAAGGCGCAACCGGCATCCCCGTCGTTCTCGCCCCGCCATGCTTGTCAGAAGCGATGACGCTGAGCGTGAAGTCGCTGCAATCGGTATAGACGCGCGCCTGTTGCAGGAACGACCGTGAACCCGGATTGAGTTCAATGTCTGCCGTGGTGAGCGTTGCCGCCCTTGGCAGCCCGGTAAAAAAACCAAGCCTGTTATTGGTATCGAAGGCCGCAAACCGCAGCGCGCCACCGCTCAACAGCGCGCTATCCCAAGGAATGTCGGCGTCGTCCCATGTGGCGAACAGCGTCTCGATGCCGTCCCATGTGACGCCCGGCGTGGCCATGATGCACATTTCAGAAACGTTGTTGTCGCCGTAACACCAACGATCCAGTTGCCAGTTATAGCCGAGCAGATATTTCGTGCCGGTCGCATCCTGGAACTGCCACCACGCAATTTTGCGGAACGGATCGGCAAAGCCGCGAACTTCGGGAAGATATTGGCTGTCCGCGAGTTGCTGGAACCACATATCGACGCGCTCGGCTCCGATTGGCGTTCCTTCAACACCACGAAAGAAGCCATCCCTCGCCAGATAGACAAAATTCCCCGGCCCGATTGGAATGACCGACAAAGGAGCGAACACGCCGCGCGACGGGTTGATGACGCGGGTCGTGAAGGAATAATCCCCGCCGGAGGTCAAAGCCACTTCGGTAAAGGCGGTCCGATGAGCGATGATCGCGCCCCTTTCCCCGCCCTGAATATTCATGATTTCTTCGCCGTCTGCGAAGTCCTGTAGATCGCAGCCTCGTTGACCAAGCGTCCAGAAGCCCGCATCTCCAATGCCGGAAATCATGAACCTGTTCGGATAGCTGGCGAGGTAGCCGAGAGCGAGATATTCGCCCACGGTGGCGCAATAGCGGGCGGTCGGCGGAGAGCCGGTCAGGTCTGCAAAGGCCGTCCCTGAATCAATGTCGATGTACTGCGCCACGCTGCCGAGGTTGCAGACGATGAACAGCCTGCCGAACTGCGTTGCGCTCCACCTGTCTCCCGATGGGCAGGCATAAGGTGTTGCCCCGGAAATATCTCCCCACGAATAGTCTGTCCCATTGAGCTCGTATATCTTCGTCGCGGTGGCAGCGAAAATCCGGTAGGAGCCATCCGTCTTGCGGACGGACCAAGCGCCGAGACATGGGCCTGCAAGCGCCTGTGTGAGCGGAACAAGATCAGGCAACGGTCCCCATCCATCAGCGACGGGAATGGCATTGACCAACGATGTAGAAGCATCGAGCGCGTATTTCGTCCGATCTGGCTCGAAGTTCGCAAAGCGGATCATGCGTCGAAATACCAGCGGTCCGAACGATTGGCCGCGACAAGGCCGGGATCGACCATGAGAAGGCCGCGCCTCCCTTGAGCCATATTGCTGCGGATCGACGGGATTGCCTCATCCAGAAGAGTCTTGAAGCCTGCGGCGTAAGCTCCATCCTGCGTGAACACACCGCCCCACATCAGCGTTGCCGCCAGATAGACATCGGGATGAAGCGTCAGCAGTGAATTGGTGGTAACACTGCCAGAAAGCGCAAACCGCTCCTGATAGCGGGACCTGAAGCTGTAGGCCTGATCGCAAGGCCGGTCGAAGGCGATAGTTGAACCATCGATTGACCAGATTGACGGCTTCCCCTCGCTGTCGATGTAGGGGAATGTGCCGTTTGCCCTCATGAGCAATGGCCGCTCGCCACCGGTTTCAGCGATGAACAGGGCGATTGGCTTGACCATCGCGATTGAGGAAATGTCGATGGTGCGGGAGGATATGACACCGACGAGCGCCACATCAGTCTCGACAGGATTGAGTTCGCGGTTCAGCCGAGCCTCGGCCAAGGAGATAAAATCTGCCGCATTGCCAGACACATCGCCTCGAGCCATCCAATCGGACACGGCCTGCTGCAATTCGGTGTAGTTGGTGATTGTCATTGACGCCTCTCAGGCTTCGCAGCCGCCAGGCTGGCGCATCATGAAACGGTGCAGGTTGCCGGGATATGCCTTGTCGCCGTGGTGGTTCAGGTCGAGGTCGGGAACGATCCAGAGTTCCTCGCCCATGTCCTCCCAGCGCTTGGAGAATGCGTAATCCTCGCCCATCCACGCGCCATCAAGAGCGCCATGATTGAACAGGTCCACCGACTTTCGGTCATCCCCGAACGTCAGATTAGGGTAGGCTTTTGCGAACCACTCCACCGCCTGCCGGGTGATCTTGAGAAATCCTGCCGGTACGCGATTGGCTTTGAAGCATCCATCGGGGCGAAGAACCGGGCGCATATCGGCATGGACATGCCAGCCGCCCATATATTCCTCGTCGTCCTTCTTGAACCGATATGTCCCGGCGACAACATCGCCTGCCGTTTCAATCAGGGTCAAAAGGTCGGCCGGCCTCCACGACAGGTCATAGTCGAGATAGACGACGATATCCGCCCCTGCGTTCACCGCCTTGGTCAGAAGTTCAGCCCTTGCCCCGGATATGTACGGATTGCCGAGAACCTGCGTCAGCCCGTGTTCGATGCCAGCGGCATCAAGGACAGGAACCGATGCTTCGAGTGCGGCAATGTATTCGGGACGCGGCCCCGCCAGTGACGGGGTCGCGAACACGACTTTCATTCAGGCCGAACCCTTCCATGCCTTGAGGCCTTCGAGAGTGTTCATCACCTCAAGAAAAGCCGCATGATGGGCAGAGGTCCATGCGCTTGCCGAAACAAGCGAAGTGGCCTGTACGGAAGAAGAACGCTGCACTGCGGGCGTGCCGCCGTAGAGCGAAACCTTATCATCGGACTGGCCAAGTACGACGCCATCTGCGCCGCCGTCACTCAATTGCTTGATTGCCATTGAAATATCCTTTCAAGGGAAAGAGGGAAAAGAGGGGCGCTAGGCCCCTCCAGATCAGGTTGAACCGCTGATGCGATGAGCCAGGCGGTTGTCGATGGTCTTGACGCCGTAGAGAACGTCCAGACGCCATGCGCTTTCATCATTCACGCCGTCATAGACGGGGATGACGCGAACGCTGGTGCCCTTGTACGTCTGGCGGGACACGTCCACCGCGCCCGGAGGCGAGATGAGCGGGACCGACACCAACGCGAAGGCGTTCTTGTGGAACATCAGGTTCTGGCGGTAGCCAGTCCCACCCGTTCCCACCTTCGTGATGGCCTTGCCATCGGTCGGAGCCGCAGACACGTTCTGGAACGCTCCGGTCGGGATGATCGGAGGCGAAATCTTGATCGCCGTATCACCCGAGGCCGTTACGGTGTCTTCCAGCACCACGAACTGTTTCTTGAATGCCAAGGTGGCTTTCGTGACGGGATTGACCGCGTACACATCGGCAATCTCCAGCACGTCGCCCTTCTTGAGCGTCGATGCGTCCCAGCCGTCCGTGGACAGGTACATGTACCCGGTGTCCTTGGTGGCTTCGTAGGTCGTGGACAGAACGCCCTGACCTGCCGGCGCGTCAGTCACCGCCGAAGCGGTAGCCGCTGCACCAACGGTGTGCGTCGGGACGTTCTGCGACATGTAGGTGTCAACGCCACCGATTTCGCCAAGCGAGCCCTTGCGATAGGCACCCTTGGCCACGTCCTGCATATACAATGCAGTCTGCGAACCCAAGAGGCCCCAATGG